ACAGAGTATCGAATGCAGGACCCAAAGTCTTATTTAAAACCACCGTTGTTTGCTCCAGCAATTCTTTCATTCTTTCCTGATCCTTTATATTCTTCTGAATTGCATCGGAAAGAACATAGTAAGGTTTCGGATCGATCTTTTCTTTGGTATCTTTTAAATTAAGTGTCGGTGCATTTTGAACTCTTGGCAGCGTGTTTATTTGTTCAATATTAAAGCCGATCTGATTTGCGATGAGTGCTTTATTTACTTTCGCTATTTCTAAATCGGTATCACCTTCCTTTTTACCGTACCTTTTAATTAAGGCAAGTTTCTTTTCTAAAAAATCCTGTTGGGCTTTTAAAACAAGATCATTTACCGCTGTCGTGTTTTTCTTGGCATCGGTTAAATTGGCGTCATATTGAGAAACTAACAGCGCCTGTGCTTTCTTATAATTATCTTCTAAATCTTTGAGGGCAATTTCGAAAGGATTTGTCTTTTTGCCGGCTGCAGGTTTATCAGCTTTCTCAATTACGCTGGCAAGTGTGGGAAGTCCGGCAAATTTTACAAGAAAATCCTCCTGATCCTGTAAAGATTTAATGTTAATATCTTGAATCTTTAATGCTGCATCCCTGCGCTCATTGATCGCTTTTATTTGTTCCGCTCTCGTAATCGTAACCGGTGCAGATGGGATGCCACCGCCAGTTAAACTACTTCCCGTTGTTTGCGATTGAAGCGTGCGTGTTTTAGCCGCGTTAGCTTCGTTTGTTGTCGCATTAATGATCTTTTGTTTCTGAAATTCAGCATCCAACCTTTGCGCCTCCAAAGCATCAATTTTATCTTTAGCAGCCTTTGCTTTTGCATTAGCTATAATAGACTTGGTTAAATCATCATAGCTTTTCTTTGCATCGCCGTTTAGAATTGTTTCTGTCTTAATGTTCCCGAAATACTCAGGAAATTCTTTTTGAAGCTCTTTTGCAGCGGCTAACCTGTCTTTCATGGAAAGATTAACATCGGTTGCTGCCTGATAAAGAAGTTTTAAAGTGGATATTTGTTCACCGGCCTTTTTATTGGCGTCGGCCATTACATCATTTAGGTTATTGAGGTTGTTTTGCACCTCGTCGATCCCCCTGTTTGCATCGATTAATTTCTGAACATACTCTATAATCGGGCCGGTCGCAAAAGCTACAATTCCGGAAATACCGATTCCAGGTAAGATGTAGGCTAATTTTCTTAAAAGTCCATAACCTTTACTTAGCGGATTTCCCATTCCTTCCACAGCTACACCTAAATCGTTAAATCCTTTTTTACCGGCATTAGTTAAAGATGACAGTTGTGCCTCTGATGCCTCAATTTCTTTGTTAAACTTTGCCAGTACCGAAATGTCTTTAATGTTCACCATTTCAGCCTTTAATGCTTCAATCTTCCCGGTTAACAAAGCGATAGACGCACCGCCTTGTGTTCCAAAGCGGGCCATCGTCTTACCGAACGTGTCAATAGCGGAATCGCTTTTTTGTGCAGCAAGGGCCGTCTTTCCCAGTTCGTTTTGAACGGTTTGAAGGGAGGATTTCGCCCCATCAATATTCCCGGTAACAACTATCTCTAATGGTTGCATTATCTATTTTTTAAACCTGCTAAAATCTTCTTTCTTAACTCAATCGGGGTTTCGCTCCAGCTTGGCGTTTTTTCTTCTTTTAATGACGGCCAGAAACTTTCAAAATCTTCTGACTTCACAAATCCCGCCGATGCCGCCTGTGCTACTTTCCGCTGGATCATTATATCTTGTTCCTCTTTATCAAAATAGCCCTTGCAAGCATAATAGAACTCGCAAGGGCTACTCGTATAATATTCATAAGGGCTCCACCTCAATCTTCCTAAAGCTATTTCAAGGCATTGCGCTTCGTATTCCCAGTGACTAATTTTTTTTTACCTTTCTCTTCGGGGATTAACTTCTGATAGGCTTGTGTTTCCTGAAAAGTTTTGATCACTTCAAGAATAGTTTCTTCGGGTAATTGATCCACCCAATCACAAACAGTTTCAAAGGTTTCTGTAAATTCTTCCCCTTTCACGTAAGCATTCGCCTTTAAGCCGGCCCACACTAAAGCATAACCTGTCGTGGCTGCGATATTTTCAGGATCAATTTTTGACTGAAAAGTAATTAAGGCTCCCTGGTTAAACTTTAAGCCTCTTTCCTTACCTCCAATGTTAATTTTTATATAACTCATGAGCCTGTGATAACTTGAGTAATATCGCCTTGAACACTTATTGTTCCGGATGTAGATGATGGTGAATTTTGGGCGTCTGTTGTCTTTAAGTCAGAGATAAACCCTTTGCCGGTATAACTTACATCTCCCGCACCTGGAGTTAATTTGCCGTATTTAAACGAGATAGTAGTCTGACTTTGCCACAGGTTGTGCAGGTCATACTCGGAAATCTCTCCCGAATTCACATCCAAGACATCATTAAAAGTAAAAGGAACCTGGATTGAACGAACGCCGGGTAAATATTCCGGCCCGCACTTAGAAGAAGCATCAATAACAGAGGTTGTTCTTTCGAGTGAGTTTGAGGTAAGACATACCACTAAATCGAAATTGGTGCCTCCTAAGGGATCGATTTGCAAGAGAACATCAATGCCTGAAATTTGTCTACGCATGTTTTAAGTTTAGGACTTAAAGATACCTAAACGAAAAAAATGGAATTTTAAGAAACGTTCTGAAAAATGGTGTGATTAAAGGTTAAAATTCTGTCGATGTACACGTTCTGATTGTCTGAAAAGTTATTGGTAATATCAGCAGAAAGTCTTGTTTGTGTAATCTGAAAGAAGGTATCTAAAGGCAGTTTGAATTGAGGAGTATTATAAATCCGGTTTAAAACTTCGTTTGCTACCGATTCAATAGCTACGCCGTCATTATACTTAAAAGCATTCGTGTAAACAGAAACGGTGACACTGGTTTGTGTAACCGAGGCACCTTTATTAGACTGATCATTATTGCGGATGTTGGAAAAGATAATATAAATACCGGGCGCAATGGTTGAGGGTATCTGATTCCAAAATACCGGAACTGGCGCACCTTCATATTGGATGGTGCTAAGAGTAGCATAATAAGCCTTTCGCACTGCGATATTGCTACTTAACATGTAATGCTGCTTTTAGATTTTCAATTAATTCAAGTTTATTCTTTTCAAATGCAGGGTAAAAATAAGGCTGTGCTTTTATACCATCTCTGACAATCTTTCGTGCAATTAAGTAAGACGCCTGTTTAATATCTTTCCCGGATGCGATTCCTTTTAGTTCTACCCACTTCATTATAGCCTGTATTAATTCTGCGAATGTTCCTTCTCCTTCTCCATGATGTTCTGCTGCGAATGCTTGCCAATCTTCAGGAAGCGAGGCCACATAAGCCGCGGCAAATGATTTTGTACCGAATTCAAGATATGCCGCGTATTCAATATATGCCCCCACGTGTAGAATCATTTGATCTAAGTCAATATTTGTATTGATGCTTTGGACGAGCGCACCTTCATTTTTAGGCGCCAGTCTTTTCATGTCGTTGGCTGTGTTATCACCAAAAGCCAGGAATTCGTTGTTAATTATCTTTTTAATATCTTGTGGGTACGCTTTGATTTCAGCAAGTACTTTATCCAAATTTCCTATGGTGATTGATAATGGCATTATGACCAACTTTGTTGTTGAATAGATGTTGAGGCAAAGATGATCCAGTATCTTTTGTATGCTGTGTTATCTACCTGCATCTGTTTTATCTTCAGTGTTTGCCCTTCGTAGATAATATTCCAGTTCTCTGTAACTTGTGGCCGGTAACGAATCGTTATTCTAAAGTCTGCAAAGTTCTTATCTTGCCCCTGGTTGATTACATTGCCGCCGTTTAATTCATCCACCTTCGCCCAAATATCGGGTATCTCTTCTGCGAGTACAGGTGACACACCACCGCTATCGTTTTGGGTGAAGCTGTAACTTTGAAGTGTTACTTGTCTGTTTAGATCGCTGGCTGCTATTTGGTTCATGTTAAAAATCAGTGCTTAATTTTTTATTCATTTCAGTTTCTATTTCATCGAATATATAATGTACCCTATCATTAAAAACAATCCATGAGTTACAAACACTTTTTGAACGTGTTCTTTCTTTAGCCTTATCATAGGACGTTTCAATCGGTTTTTCTATATCATTTCTAATGAGCGTGTTTGAAGAATAAAAATCAAAGATTTGAACTTTATACTTATTGTCTTTTACTAAAATCCTGATAGTGCATCTCACCCTTGCAACAGATAGTTCAAAATATCCTTTGCCGGCAACAATCCCATTGTCTTTATCTTCATTTTGAATTACATCTTTTGTATCGGGGAATAACCTTAAAAAAACATCTTTTGCTTTTAAGAATAGATCGTTTTTCGTGCCGGCATCCTGGTAAACTTTCTCATAAAAGACTTTGCCGTCCTGCATAGGAAGTGTGATTACCGTATCTTTTTGCGCCATTGCACGTGAGGAGATAAAAAGTAAAATCAGAATATATTTCATGTTATGAATTTATCCTACTCTTCTAAACCGTTGTAAAGTTGCTTTTGCTTGTGGACTTAGCGTCAATTCTGCCACAATTCCACTTCTGGAAATCACCGCGCTTTCACCTCTGTTTTCGTAAAGATAAAAAGTTTGCTGTAAAATCGCGGTTTTTATTTCTTGAGGTAAATTTGCATAACCAGTATCATAGATTAAAGTCAACCGATCCCATTTCGGAAAAATTAATTGCGGGAATGCTGTTCCTGAAACCTGATAGTCATCCGTAGTAAGAATATTACCGTCCTGATCTGTAATGCTGGTTAAGGATTTAAAGGGGCAATAAGGAAGGAAGATTCCGCCACAACTATTATTAAGGACAGCCGTAATCGTGCGTGGAATGATAGAAATACCAGTAAAATCTTCGCATTGCTGCCTTGCAGTGGTAATAAGGTATCCTAAGATCATATCATCAACTGTCCCGGTATCAATCTTAGCATAAGCCTTTACATCAGCGAGGGCCACAGGTTCTGTAACATTCCCATCGTCAAAGATCAAATCGAGCACCGCATTAAAGCGTACTCTTTTTGGGTAATAATTTTCAGATACATTCATTAACTTAATTTAAAAAAGCCTGCCTGAATGAACAGACAGGCTTTGGGTTAATTGTTTTTCAATGATATTAAGATGCTCCCAAATTCATATAGATAGCAGATTGCGGCATCATTAAGTTGACCTCTTCCATGCATTCTACACGGGCGGTAACTTTATTCTGACGGAAATTCACACTATCTTCAAAAGAGAATGCGATATTCAAACCTTCTACTTCAACTCTTTCCAGGTATTCTGAATCTATCATCAAAGCGTAGTTGGCAGTCACCCATGAAGCACCTACAACAGGAACTCCAAAAATGGTAATACCGCGACCATCGCTAAGTACCACGCTACCTGCGCCAGGATAATAACCTGTTGAATAAGTAT